ATTTGATGAATTCAGTTTAGTTGACGAAAGTCTCCTAGACGAAGATTTAGACAAAGAACTTCGTGCAGCGGCAAGAAGTCATTTAAGCGAAAATACGGAAGACGAGGAATACGATGACGACGATGGCTTCGGCTACTGAGTTTGGGGAGAAGCTCCTCTCAGTCATCAATAGCAAGGATGCTCTGAAATCCATGACGACAGTCCAGCAGTTTAGAGAAGCAATGAGAGATACAACTGTGGGTGCCGACTACGTTAATTGGATTTCAGAGCCTGCAAATCTGACTAGGGTACATAAGGCTCTAGCGGATGACCTAGGTGTCCCTCCGCGTGCTATGGCGATTAAGAGAGTATTAATGTCCCGTACTCAGCGAGCAGTTCTGTTGGTTCAAGCAATGGAGATGGCAATAAAGAAAGTACATAAACTATGAGTTCATGGTATTATCGAGTTACTGGTGATTTAAGTCTAATTCCAGATTTTATTGATTACTTTGAGAGCGAGCTTGTCGAGGCCCGCAAAGAGTTATCTTTGAAGGGTAAAAGTTTAGAGCGGCACGCCGCCGAATTACCCGGTCTGGTTGAACAACGATTTGCCCAGCTTCAAGAGATTGAAGCTGTACTCGAATACCTGAACATACAGTTACGCAAAGATCGATCTGCGGAATTTAAGAAGTTTCTAGAAGCCTATCAGAAAACTTTGAGTTCCAGAGACGCTGAAAAATATGTAGATGGAGTGGCAGGTATAGTCGACTCGACTGTACTTGTTAATGAAGTAGCATTGCTAAGAAATAAATTCTTAGCAATCAGCAAGGCCTTCGAAGCTAAGAATTTCATGACTGGTCATATTATTAAACTTAGGGTCGCCGGTCTTGATGATGCGAGCGTATAATGGCAAAAACAACATTACAGATATTAGATGAGGTGAACGTAAGGTTCACCGACCTTGATGTGGTATGCCGTCGCAAGATGGTGGAATCACTTGAGTTTATGTTACCGTATGCGCGTCATACACCGGCATTTAAATTAGGAAGATGGAATGGTAAGATGTCGTTTTGCGACATAGGCGGCCGTTCGTATGTAAATCTTCTCGATAAACTTTTACCTATCGTCCAACAATACGGTTATGAAGTTGAGATTGACGACCAGCGGCAAGTAACAGAGAATTTTGAATTTGAATCGGTGTCAGAGGATAGCTATAGTCATATTCTCTGGCCGAAGGGGCATCCTCTAGCCGGTCAGCCGATTAAGATTAAGGAACATCAACTTGATGTCTTAAATTCATATCTAGAGAACATTACTGGCATTAATATTGCTCCCACAGGGTCGGGAAAAACACTTATTACGGCGATTTTAAGTCATAAGGTTCAGCCTTACGGGCGCAGCATAGTGATTGTGCCTACAAAGGACTTGGTTACACAAACCGAAGAAGATTATATTAACCTTGGATTAGATGTGGGTGTATTCTTCGGTGACAGAAAAGAATATAACAAGACTCACACAATCTGCACATGGCAAAGTTTGGAAAGCCTATCAAAGCGTTCGAAAGAAATAGATTTAGAGGTCGATATAAACGCTTTCTTCGAGGGAGTGGTTTGCGTTATCGTAGACGAGGTACACAAGGCAAAGGCAGATGTATTGAGACGGCTATTGTCGAGTTATTTAGCGAATGCTCCAATACGCTGGGGCCTTACAGGGACTATGCCAGAGGAAGAAGCTGACCAGGTAGGTGTTGTGGCATGTATAGGTCCATTACTTGGTAAGATTAACACAAAAGAACTTCAAGACTTAGGTATACTTGCACAATTGCATGTTAATATATGGCAGTTGGCAGACTTAGGTGAAGCAGCGTTCGATAATTATCAGGCTGAACTAAAGTGGTTAACTACAAGTTTACCGAGATTAAAATTTCTTGCAAAACAAATAATCGAGATATCCGAGTCGGGCAATACACTTATATTGGTTGATCGCGTGCAGACAGGCGAAATGTTACAATCACTTATACCGGATTCAATATTTGTTTCTGGTAAAATGAAGTCGAAGGATCGTAAAGAAGAGTACAAAGAAGTCCAGGAGGTTGATGGGAAGGTTATTATAGCCACATATGGTGTGGCGTCTACGGGCATCAATATTGTTCGTATTTTTAATCTTGTCTTATTTGAGGCTGGAAAAAGCTTCGTTAGGGTAATTCAAAGTATCGGTAGAGGTATTAGAGTTGCACCTGACAAGGATTTCGTGAATGTATATGATGTATGTTCAAATTGCAAATTTTCTAAGCGTCATTTGTCAAAGAGAAAGAAGTTTTACACAGAAGCTGAGTATCCGTACACAATCAAGAAGGTGCAATATTGAGAATCGTAAATACAAACATCTCTTGGGGATATCTGTCTTTAATAGAAATATTTGCAAAGGCAAATAGCCTAGTTCTTAAATACGAACCTAGACATACCGTAGAACCTACTCGGGAATTAATGACAATACAATATGAAGAGAATTCAGATACTGATATGACAATAACTTTTATGTCTATTAGACATCTTGGTTTTGAAAATATGCTATGTGATTATCTAATTAGATGCAATATTGATCCTATAATGATTCCTGTCGGGAAGGCTGTAATGAGGAAAAGTAATGAACAAATGGAAAAAGATTGGCAAGAACATAGAAGAAAAATTGGGCTAACAAGATGAATATACTAACAAATGAAAATAAAGCATACAATTTAGACAAGATTCCCAATGAAATTGAAGATATTAGGTATTGTGTACTAGATTATTCAGATCCCAAGAATCCTGACTACTTCTTTATTCCTCTCATATTTCTGGAAAGTTTTTATGCACCGGCTGTTGTACTGAACATCGGTCAATATACAGTTCAAATGCCCTTAGATTGGTCAATACTTGTATGCGATCAAGATTACAGCGATTTGGAACTAATGCCACTAACAAGTCTCAATGATCGTGGATTTCATACAATGGTCTTTAATCCTCTGAGGCATATGGTTCCCCGGCCGCAGGAAATTAATATTACTAATGTGTATGCTGAAGTAAAGTGGTATTTTCCGAAGCTAAAGAACGGCAATATATTAGTCGTGCCTGTCGAAGATAAACCTTACCCGAATTGCGTGCTATTTGTTAAAGAAACAAGTAAACTACCGGATATTATTGATATTGGGGCACTCTTTGAGTGACGAATTTAAAGATTCTCGTGTCGGTGACTGGCTATCTTGGATAGGGCAACCGATGCTATACGACGGTGGCCTATGTGTTAATCGTGGACCAGAAGACCATGCAGAGAGTTTATTACATCAAGAAATTAAGTTGGCAATATGAGCAGTGAAGTAAGTGATTGGCTCTCTGGGTTTTTTGAAATGAATCCAGATGCAGCACCTATCGAAGAAGAAAAAAAGAAAAAGAAAGAGAGTACCCTTTCTTTGACAGCTGAATTGCCAGCTATGGATTTTGGTAATAAATCCTTTTATACCAATTTATCAGATGAACACAAGAAAGAAATCAGTATTTGGGTGTTGATGAGGTTTATGAGTTCGTCGCAAGGTGATGCTGAGCATCATATAATGATGGTTAATGATCTTGTAAACCATAACTTTAACGCACTATCGAAACATCCTGAATTACAGTGGAAACTATTATCGCTGTGTGGCACACACAAGAAACAATATCATCCCTGGATCCCTCCCCCGAAGGGGCTTAAGAAAAATAAAGTAGAAGAAGCATTATTATCTATCTTTCCGTTAATTAAAGATGAAGATTTAGAACTTCTACTCCGCATTAATACACGAGAAGAGCTTGAAGAATTCTTCAAAGAAAACGGGCACGATGACAAAACTATCAAAGAACTGTTTAAGGGCGAGGCCAAGGGGAAATAAACCTTGTTGGCAAAAAAGATAATGGAACAGAACTACGTATGTAAGTTCTGTGGAACAAAATTCCATAAAGAAAATACATTAGCCACTCATATGTGCGTCAAAAAGAGGCGGCATATGGATATAAATTCTTCTGGCAGTAGATTCGGCCTCAGGGCATTTCAGCGTTTCTATACATTAACGATGAATGCTAAAAAAGCAAAAACCGTTGAGGAGTTTATCAATAGCCCGTATTATACCGACTTTGCTAAGTTTGGGAATCATTTAGATAATCTTAGGCCTGTATACATTGAGAAATATATAGATTACGTCATTCTTAACGGAGTGAAGTTAAAAGACTGGACAAAGGACTTTGTCTACGACGTCTATGTCGAGGACTTGGTTAAGAAAGAACCATCGACGAGTGCAGTTGAACGAACTATAGGTGAAATAATGCAATGGGCTGATACAAATAGCATACCCTTTAACGATTTCTTCTTTAGTATTTCTGCAAACGAGGCTGCCTACTTAATAAAGACTGGTCGCATCAGCCCCTGGGTCCTGTATCTTGCCAATACGGGGGAGGATCTAATGTCGCGGTTTAATGAAGATCATGCTAAGATAATTGGGCATATAATTGATCCTAAAGTATGGATGAAAAAATTTAAGAATGACCCTAACGAGGTTGATTATATTAGAGAACTATTGGTTCAGGCAGGGTTATGAAAACATTTCAACTTACAGATCGTGTATCAACTACGGTAATAAGCGAATGGTTGGAAATCAATAATATGTTTGAGAAGATGACCTTTGATTGGGTTACGGGCGAAGTTGTATTCGAAGACGATGAAGATGCTGTGGCATTTTCCTTAAAATTTCCTATAAGACCGGTTGAAACAATACTTGACAAAATGATAAAAAATGAAGAAAGTCACGACTGACGTTGACGTAGACGTCTTTAATCGAGAAAAAATCCTTGAGGGGTTCGAGTGTATCTACGGAAGAATAGATCGTCCTGATAACAAAGTTGAGAAGCATCCGACGGGCGTGTATTTTCAGAATATACCGCGTGACCCAATTACAAATATGTCTACAGTGGATCATAGAATTGCAAACGATTATGGTTACTTTAAGATTGACTTTCTTAACGTAAACATGTATGAAGATGTTCGGAACGAGGAACATCTACTAGAGTTAATCAATAAAGAACCTCCTTGGGATTTTTTTGAATACGGCGAAGTTACCGATCAACTATTCCATCTCAAGGGCCACAGTCATTTACTACAGCGTTATAAGCCTAAGTCTGTAGAAGATTTGGCAATGATTTTAGCTATTATTCGGCCGTCAAAGGCATACCTACAGCGAGATACATGGGAAAATATTAGAAGAGAAGTTTGGGTTAAAAATGCCGGCGACGAAGGATACCAATTCAAACGCTGTCATGCCATCTCCTATAGTCTTGCGATTATAGTAAATCTCAATTTGCTTATTGAAAAGATGTCTAGGGATTAATCCGCTCTTCTAATTAGCTGAATCTGACGTTTCTTAACTCGTTTCTTCATTATGTTGTTCAGACTAGTTACTGAGCCAAACATAATCTCGATGTCTTTATTCACAATGGTCTTCATGCAGTAGCGGAACTGTTGCATCTGACCTTGTAAGAAGATATTGATAGGTAAAAGCCTATTGCTTTCCCACCACCACGTCTCACCGTACTCAAGAAAAACAACTTTCTCTTCCGGCGTGCGAATAGACTCGTAGTCGTAAAAACTTATAATTTTATCATCAGAATTTTGAATAATGCCGATATATTCGTGTGTCTGGCACCTCAATCCGCTAAGAAAAGGGAATTTTTCTTTGATTTCTTCTAAATTTATCATACCATCTTATTTATGAGTTTTTAAAGACACTGGAATATTTTTTGGTGCTCAGACTGATAAATATAGAAAAGGCAGGTATAAATGGATATTACTTTTCACAAAATGTATCTTTATGATCATGTTCGGCAACTTCTTGCCGTCGGTGATACCTTTTGCTCTTGTAAGGATAACGGGCCGATGAACAAAAATCCAATTAAAGCTCATAAGGGCATAGATAATAAGATAATCTTTAGAGTGCTCGGACCTGACAGAGTCCCGACTGATGTATCGTGTAATCAACAGGTGTATGCACGTATTATTGATCCCGAAACAAAAACTGTTGCCTTAGAGAAGCTATGCCGCCTCGGCCCTGCAAAAGGAATCATTACATTAGAATTGAATAGTGGTGACATAACAGACATTCACGCCGGCCTCTACAATATGGTATTGATCAGAACAGAGGACTTTGTTGTTGGTGTTCCAGATTATTATATAGAGCGACCACTCTACAGTGACTATGATGATAACGTAGCCATGGAGATTGAGATAACAGAACAGGCACTTAAATCTCCTGTCCCGAGTGTAACTTTATTACCGCAGGATTGGACACCAGACATTTTATCACCACTCTCTGCCGGCCCACGTCCATGCTTCTATACACAGCGAATCCCAGGCGGTCGTGTTCTCAATCATAAAGAGTCTGTACAATCGTTCTCGACGTATACTGAAAACTTTACAGGTATTCTAGAAATTTGGGGAACACTTGAGGAAACACCCGAACCGTATTTAGATGATACAAGGTGGTTTAAGATTTTCCCATCAACAATGTCTCAAGACATCGAGTTTATCGGGTACACAGGTACTCAGGCTTGGACATTTTCGGCAAACTTTATGTGGTTAAAGTTTAGATATTTCCCTAGCCAGGAAGTTTTAGATCCCGGGATTATGTCAAAGTTAATTGTTCGAACATAATTGATTTTCAATAGAGAATCTGTTATAGTTGTGCAATGATTATCGAAGTATTAAAAGATGCTATCCTTCAGAATATAGGTCCGCTAAGGCAGGCCCCCAAAGGTTGGCACAAGAGAAATTGCCCTCTGTGTCATACACAAGGACACGGCAAAGATACTCGTAATCGATTTGGAATTCAATTTAATCCACAGTCTATAGCCATGAATTGCTTTAACTGTGGATTTTCTGCTGGATACACTGAAGGTAAAGAATTATCAAAGGCTTTTAAATTTTTTCTAGGGCAACTCAATATAAATCAAAAATTCATTGAACAAATTGAGTTTGAGATATTTAAACAGAAGAATCAGATACGCAGCATTAGAGAGGGTGACGAAGAAGTAAAAATCGAGGATAAGGAGAGTAGGTTCAAGGCACTATTTCAAAAATGGCAACCAATGGATCTTCCGCCTGATACAATGAGAGTAACGGAATGGTTAGACGCAGGGTTAGATGATAGAGAATTTCTGGAAGTAGTTAATTATGCAGTAGGTAGACGGTTGTATGATCTAGATAAGTTCTATTGGTCCCCTCTGAAAGAGCATAATCTAAACCAACGTCTATTGATACCATATTATTATAAGGGAAAGATTGTGGGGTTTACGTCTAGACTTTACTACGAAGTACCTGACAAATCCATACCAAAATATTATCAACAGTGCCCGCCCGATTTTGTCTATAACCTCGACAGTCAGCAAGGTTGGTCGCGTAAATATGCACTTGTTACCGAGGGTGTTTTAGATGCTATGGTTATAGATGGCATAAGTATACTAGGTGAAATAGGACAATCTAAAATCGATATCATAAACAGATTGCAGAAGCAGGTAATTGTTTGTCCAGACAGAGATAAAAAAGGATGGGACCTAGTTGAGGTTGCTATAGATAATGACTGGGCTGTTTCCTTCCCGAAGTGGGACGCAGATATTAAAGATGCAGCAAAAGCAGCAGAAAAATATGGAAGGTTACTTACTACACACTCCATAATTTCATCTGCTGTTTCGGGTAAGGATAAGATACAATTAAAATGGCGAATAGAACAGTATGAGCGACAGAGACGACGCTAGCGAAATTAATGATTATAGCAAGGACATAGAGGATTTATTCATCAGTTTTATGATGAGTAATAAAGACCTGTTTGTTCGCTGTAAAGGCATTATTAAATCAACGTACTTCGATGACAGGCAGAATAGGGATACGATAGCATTTATCGAAGGATACAGCACGGCTTTCTCTATTATTCCGTCACTTGACGAAATTAAAGCAGTCACGAAGAAAGATATTAGAATCATGGAGGTCGACGCGGCCGTACATGATAAATGGTTCTTACGAGAATTTGAAAAGTTTTGCAAACACAAGGCACTGAGGGATGCAATCTTAGCATCACCCGAAATGCTTGACCAGGGCAGGTACGGTGAAGTCGAAGCTACAATTAAGGCCGCCGTACAAATTGCATTAGTTAAAGACCTGGGACTTGATTATTTTGCAGATCCAAAGACGCGACTCGAAGCTCTTAAAGAAAATAAAGGTCAGTGCTCTACTGGCTGGAAATCTGTTGATGATAAGTTATTTGGCGGGTTAAACAGAGGAGAGATTACAATCTTCGCCGGTCAATCCGGTGCAGGTAAATCACTGTTCTTGCAGAATCTTGCGGTAAATTGGGCAATGGCAGGTCTGAATGTTGTATACCTTTCGTTAGAGCTTAGTGAAAAGTTATGTGCAATGCGTGTTGATGCAATGATTACAGGATACGAGACACGAGATGTTATGCGTAATATCGACGACGTCCATATGAAAATTCGTGCAACCCAGCAGAAGCATCAAGGGTCCTTACGTATTAAACAGATGCCCAACGGCTGTACGACTAATGATCTTAGGGCATTTATTAAAGAGTATGAAATTCATTCGGGCAAGAAGGTAGACGCAATTTTAGTTGACTATTTGGACTTGATGTCACCGATGAGCAAGAAGATCTCAGCAGAGAACTTATTTGTTAAGGACAAATATGTTACCGAAGAATTGCGTAACCTGGCTGTTGAACTTGACATAATTACTGTATCGGCATCGCAGCTTAATCGTGGATCATATGAAGAAATTGAGTTCGACCCGAGTCACATTGCAGGCGGTATTTCAAAGGTGAATACAGCAGATAATGTAATCGGTATTTTTACCAGCGCAGCAATGAAAGAGGGCGGTAGATATCAAATTCAGTTTATGAAGACACGTTCGAGTTCTGGTGTAGGTTCTAAAGTTGATCTTGCATTCAACAATAGAAGCTTAAGGATTAGTGATCTAGAGGAAGATGCTGATAACGCAATTACGGCAACATCTAAGAATATCTATGAGCAGCTTAAGAAGAAGAGTGTAGTTCGTTCCGGGGAGAAGCTTGATGCAGAATCTGGGGAAATTACTAAATTTACACAGAATGATACAAAGGTTGACCCATTAGAAGGGGCCGCCGCAATTAGGGCGTTCTTGAAGAAAAGATAAAATATTGAATTGTCTGATAAATAGCTAAAGCACCGGAGACTATAAATTGTCAATTAACCGCAGAAGTCGATCAATTCTTGAAGAAATTAGCGCCTATGTCCCTCAAAAAAGCAAGGAAGAGCTTATTGAGGCTAGAGCACAGCATATTATAGTTTCGGCTATTAACCTGCTCGAATCCATTGACGAATCTTTTTCACCAGAGGAAGCTGAAGCCCTTAAAAAGAGGTTTGTATCTAGCATACGCGGCGCCGATCCCAATCGATTTACACGTATGGTAAAACGTATTAAGACGGGCAGCGAAGAGGACGAGTGATATAATGCCCGTCGACAGTAAGCAGTTAACGAGAGAATGGATTCGTTTTTTAAAGAACAACCAGATAGCAGTCTCGTCCTCCGAAAATCCGGGGAGACTTGATTATAAAAGAACGGTGTCCTCAGAAGACCTCTCCCGATTCTTAGAAGTTAAGACTGATTTTTCCGAAGAAGATGTCAGCAATGCCATCCACATGGTCCTTGCTAAAAAAGCCCAGGGTGCAACACCAAAGAAGCTACAGAAGCCCAGTTCTAGTGCAATTGCAGTGCGGCCGCCAGAAAGAATGGCACCCTTGCAGATACAGGGCAACAAACCTCCGCCAAAGAAGCGATTTAGTAAAGATAATGCAACTGATATCGAATATAGAGATATCAATGAGGCACTTGTAGACGACGCCGGGTACACACTCGATGAAGATGATGTTGAATTAATTTTTTCTATACTAACTTCGAAGGTGCCAGCCGCATCAAAGTCGAGAAGTGATACACCTGCGAAACCACAACAGTCACCGGAAGAGAATGAGGCAAAGAAGTTTGAGGAACTGAATAAGCTACGAAGACTCATTAGAGAGACGTTAACTACAGCACAAAGAAAGGCACTGTGGAGGGCACTCAAGGATGCGTAAAATAGTCGAATCAGAGATTACTCCACCAGATATTAAGGCAATTTTTAAGGGTGCAGCCGATCTTCGAAATAAACCATCGGGATTTGGAAAGATATTTAAGAGCCTACGGAAGGACAAAATTGAAGTATCTGATCTACAGCAAGCATGGAAATCCGAGGGTTTTCCGGATGACACACGCGATATAGAGCGTATACTTGCAGGGTTCGGGTTTGACAAGAAGGAAATAAATCGAGTATTTTCTGATGTCTTTGGTAAAACCGACGATGATGGATATCAGGAACCAGTAGCAAGCCCGACCATTATGAAAATTGCCACATATGCAAAGAAGAACGGTTTAGCTGATTCGTTAATTGCATTTATGGAAAAGGAATTTGCTGACGAGCTAGGTTTAGGCAAGAAAATAACAACCGAAGATATAAGATCAATCTTTCAGCAAATAGCCCAAACTGACAGACCGAACAGGCAATTCCTAATTAGGGAACAAGAACAGACACACCTCGGCCGAAAGAGAAAATGATTATAAATGAAATATCAAAGGGCATAACACACATAGAAGATCTTAGTGTAAATGAGTTTCTGCATACACTGAGGTGTATTCATGAATTTGAGATTACCGAGAAAGTAGATGGTGCTCAAATTCTGTTTGGTATAGATGAAGGGGGGTTTTATACCTCTAGAGAAGCAAAAGGCGGTAGCCGCATCTATAATGCTGACGATTACGGCATAGTATTTCAATCGACGTACATGCGTTCAGCACATTCGTTATTGGAACAAGCATTGCCGCAGTTGAAGGCAGCCGGATTAAAACGGGGTGATCAAGTTGAGGCAGAGGTATTATACGGAGAACTTCCGAATGTAGTTCCGTACTCTGCAGATACAAACTATCTAATCTTCTTGCGTACCACCGAGGGTAGTGTAGATATTGGTCGTTTAAAGCAGAAGCTTAATGGTCAATCACTTTCCGTAACCCTCGAGTCGCCATATACGGACAACGGGCGTACGATTAATCTAAGAGAAGAAACCAAAAATTGGATGTTTTCTCGCGCCCCGCAAATTCATATTGATGTTGACGGGTTTCTTTATGCAATTCAGCACGATGTCTATAAACTAACAAAATTCTTACGTCAACCGTCGGGCATCAACGGTCAGCCTAATTACGTTATAGAAGAAACAGTCCTAAACAGGAAACCGGATTGGTGTGATTCCGATAATTGGAAGGCCATTAAAGAAGCTGTCAAGGAGCGCAGGGCAGAAATTAAGAAAACTATACAGGAAGAGATGGTACCGGTTATTAAAAATGCCTTGCTTGATCAATTGGTGCGTTCACGTCACAGTGAGTACGGACCTCTTTTAGAAGACGGAGGCTGGATTGAGGGTGTTGTTCTTAGACACAAGACCAGCGGAAAGATGGTAAAGATTGTAGATAAAGATGTTTTTGGAGTAATCAGAGAATTCGCCTGGGAAGTCCGTAACAGGCTAACAGAGAAAGCCCGAAGTACCGATGGTAATTTAAGTTTTATTGGCAATTTACAGGTACATATGGCAATTGCATTGGGTCATCCCGAGTTAGGTACCATGCAGGCAAAAAACTATCTACGTAAGGCTGGTACGATTACTGAAGAACGTCTTTTAAATTTATCTAGTGGTATAAATATTAATTCAGTTCCAGTCTATTGGTTAAATCTGCTTGAGCAGAAGCAGGTTGAATTAGAAAGAGAATTAGATAAATACGAGAGTGAAAAAGCTAATTATAGAATTAGTATAATGAATAATTCTAGGCAGATTGGCTATTCATCTGGTATTGATAGACGTACAAAAGAAACATTTGCTTCCTTGTTTGAACAAATTTCAACTTTAAAACAACAGGTAGCAGATGTTAAGACTCCCGAGGATTTAATACAGATCCTTGTGGGCAAACAGTTAGGTGATATTTGACATGAGACTAGATGAGATCGTAACATTAAATGACGTGCTAAAAGCAGATCAGTATATGAAAATACTCGGTATGATAAAAACACGGGCTGGTAACGATATTAATGTGACTCGTATTAAAAATCAAGTTATACAATCATGGAAAAAAGGAATGAAGAATCGTAAGCATTACGATGACCTCCTATCAAAGATTGATATAAGCCTTAACGACCTAATCAAATAATGAAACTTAACTATAAAACACCGCCAAAGACCTTGGCGGGCTCCGCTTTGCCTGGATGTAGTGTAATACTGAAAGATGAGGTTGCGGAGACACTAACCAATTTATCTAATGATTTGGACATGCCCTTTGACTTTAATGAGTTTGTTGTAGGATCCACAGGTAAAAGAGATTATTCCGGCGACCTCGATGTTGTTGTCGATAATGCCCGATGGGGGCACGGTGTTCTAGCCTTTAAGAGTAATTTAGAGGAAGTATTCGGAAAAGAGAATGTTGCCAGGCACGGCGACATGCTTCACCTAAAATATCCTATAGCTGGTCGCAATTCAAAGGATCCTGCATTTGTTCAGGTTGACTTTTTATTCGGGGATTATAAGTGGTTGAAGTTTTATCATTTCAGTGATGACAAGTCTGCATATAAAGGAGCACATAGGAATCTATTAATAGCAGCTATTTGTTCAGAGATCGATATTTCGCCATGCTATGAGAATTGTACGGCCGAATTAGATGTTGTTGAATTACAGAAACCATTTATGTGGGATGTTAGGCACACAAATTACCTCAAATGGAGATGGGGACCTACTGGTTTCTCCAGAATCCACAGAAGAAAGGTAAAGGACAAACACGGGCACTGGTCAAAGAAACCAGAAGACACTATTATTGCAGGACCTTTCTTTGATTCGGCAACAATTATTGATATTCTATTTCCGGGATACAGAAATGAACATGCGCTGGATTCGCTTGAAACAATAATGACTTCTGTAAAAGAGAACTACGGGATGGTGGAACAAGAAAAGGTTTGGCGCCGAGCCGCCATGCACTTTTATGATTGGCCGGACGGGAGAAACTTCAGCTATCCTTCTGAAATTAGCAAATATTTTCAGCCAGATGATAAATAAGTTTATGAATAGGATTAACCTATCACAAATTTAAGGAGTAATTTATCATGACAGTAAAAGTACACGGTGCCGCATATGCAGGCATTTGGGTTGAAAAGCAAGTTACATTTGTAAAGCTTACTTTCGACAAAGATATCAGGGCATTGGCTGCCGCTGATCTATTAGTTCTCGGAACAGCAACACCGGCCGGCGCTGGCACTGTTGCCGATTCGTCTTTTGCGGTTGTCGAGAGCGTATTAGTTAGCGCCCTTAAGACACTTGCAACACGTTCGACAATTCTTGCAATCAGCAATTCCGTTGACGGACTCTCGTACGACGTTATGCTCGGCCATGCAGCTTCATGGTTCGCAAACAATGCAGGCCTTATCACCTCTGTATCTATTCCAGTTGTCGGAGCGCAGGCTGTAGTAACAACCGCAGGTGTAGCACCAACAGACGTAGTTGGTCAGCTTGTTAGCGTTGTTGACGGTGCAGTTACGTTTGTTATGGAATTTGCACATATGGACGGCACAATGCCAGTAGCTACACTAGCTAATGGCGGATTGGCAATTGGTCCAGGTGCCACACCAGGCAACGAGCCATCGCCAGGAAATACACCAACAGGTGCCCCAGGATATTATCCTGTTAACCTTCCATTCTAATAGAATTGGTGGCAAGAAAAGCAGCTTCGGCTGCTTTTTTGTTGACTAAAATTTCTGTATTGTGATAAATACATCAACATTGTAGGAGATACCAAAATGGTTTTCAGAGTCAACGGCGGCATCATCAATGATCAAACATTGACCGGTGGCATGAGATTTTTTAAGATTACAGGACCTTTCGCATGGACTGTATCAGATGGTTCTGTGAACCTTCCAGTAGTCTTTAATGGTGGTGATCCACTTATTACATCATATTTCGTTGTAGGCGCAGATAGGCCGGTACCTAGTAGTGCAGCCGAATTAGTCCTCAAGGAAATTAGTAAACAGGCTGATATTGTCCTAATTGGGTTAATGCCTGCTAATTACGGTGCAACAACCGAGCTTCATATTGGTGTATCAGCATCGGCCTTTGGTTGGGGATCGGATGATCCTCCGTACAGTGTTCCTCCAGCAAACGCAGATGAAAAGCAACTTCCTGTGGTGCCTACAGGCGCACAGGTTCAAATGCAGGCAGCGTTGCAAGCATTACCACCGGCAACAGTTTATATTACTGTAGGCGCACCAGATCCGTTGGCAGTGCCAGTTTCGGCAGTAGCAAACTTCGCGGCAGTAACAGTTACTGAAGTTTCGTTCTCGTTAGGCACTTCGACATACTACACATTAGCGTAATTTTGTAGATAAAGAAACAGGGTCTGCGGACCCTTTTCTTTTGATCTCAACTTCTGGAATTCTTGATAAATATAGAAAATATCTAAGGAAAGATAATATGCCAGTAAGACAATCAGGTGGCGTTTTTGACGAGCAGGTTCTAACCGGGTCACT